TGATATGGATTCCAAGGGGCTGGTAATAAACCTCTATTACTATATGTCCATTGTATCACAACCATATCAGGTTTTATTGAATTAGTTTCTAGCCAATAGATAGTTGAATCCGCTATGCCTTGTGATGCATCTCCTGGTCTTGCAATGTTAAGAACATCTTCATCTCCTATGAGTTTGCCCATAATGTTAGGCCACAGTTCATCTCTGTAATTATATTTGACTGCATGGTCAGTTCCATGAGTATGAGAACATCCATTAGCTAATATCATTTAACCCACTCCAACCAATAAAATCTTTATAGTCATTCATATTATCTACTATAGGGGAATTTTTCACATTTAACGATGTGTTAAGTAACATAGGTATACCAGTTGCTTTATAATAGAGTTCTAAAACCTTTCTTAAAACTGAAGAACAATCTTTTGTCACTACTTGTACTCTAGATGTTTTATCTATATGACATATGTTTTTTAAGTGGCCTCTAGATTGTGGTGCTTGACCTACTGAAGACCAGCCCGGTACTGTAGCAGCACTATTTTTTAATCTAGGAGTCATTTGCATATACTCATTCTTAGGACCATCAAAATAATGGTCGAAGTGTTCTTCAAGTATAGCAGGAGCGAAGGGTCTTAATCCACTTCTTGATTTTATTTTATCTATATATTTTTTATGCATTAGAGGGTCTGCTAATAAACTTCTATTGCCTAATGCTCTAGGTCCGTATTCAGCTCTGCCAGAAGCTACTGCTGCTATATTTCCACCTAATATTTCATTAACAATTTTATCAGGATTCATTTCTGGCATTTCAGTTCCTAAGTAAGGGCCCTTCCAATTTAATTGCTTTCCATAATGTCTTGCTGCGGCACCAAGAGCTGAACCTCCGTCTCCAGGATTGGGCATTATCCAAATATTCTTTCCTTCAACTTTAGTATTAGCAACACAATTTAAAGCACAGCCACCCATAATAATTAAATTATCGTGATGACAATGTCTATCAATTAAATCTATAAAGTGCATTTCATAAGCTCTTTGTACATTGTAAGCCATCTCCAATTCCTTATCAGAGTAGCCTCCGCGACCATTAGCTCTCGGTACGCCATCAATTAATCCCGTCCTAGTTTCTAAAGGGTCAAGATGAATGACATCGGGATGCATAGCTCTATTGTCAGTATGAGAATATCCCATAAAGAGATATGCCATTTGGTCTAATTGGAAACCGTCGTGTGGCATAGATTTCAATCCAAAGGGTGCTAATGCCATAGTAATATATTCATCACGCATGGGTTTCAATCCTAATTGATTGGTTACTAATGAATAAGGTAATCCATATGATTTAGGATATTTCATTCCCCATGTTTTTTTCCATATCTTATTACGTACTGTATGGACTGTAGCTGTATCCCATTCGCCAATGGCATCTATAGTTAATATATCACAGTCTTCAAAGGGTGCAGTAGACCATCCAGCCCATGCATGTGTCTCATGGTGTTCATATTCGAAGTCGGGGATGATGTTATATTCTATTGGGTCTTGACCTGCCCACTTACGGCGTTCATTTACTTTGCCGAGTCTTTGATGAGAAACTGTTATATCTCTTTCAGGTAATAACTTTGGATCCAACCATTTAGAATTTTTTATTCTATCGTGTCTTTCTTGATGATGAGCTTCAAGTATTTCACCATCTTCAATGAGTGCCCAACAGGCATCATGTGAGCCTTCGCTTATACCTAGTATTCTCATAGAGAGCAGGACTCACAATACTCTTCGTATTCTTGTTCAGTACCAAAGTCTTCTCTAGTCAACTCTTCGTCTGCGTCACCGGCTTGGTCATTAGTATTAAAGTAATATAATTGTTTGCCACCGTATTTATAAAATGTGATTAAGTCAGTTAACATGATAGACATAGGTATCTTATTATCCTCATAAAATATTGGATTGTAAGAAGTATTAATAGACATACCTTGGTCTACATATTTCTGTATGACAGCCATAATTTTTAAATATCCTTCAGGGCTTTTTTGATCCCAAAGCAAATCATATTTATTTTTAAGAAGATGTATACCAGGAACTACTTGTGGCATTATTCCATCCTTAGATTGTTTATAAGATACTAAAGCGCGTGGAGGCTCTACACCGTTCGTAGAATTAGATATTTGCGCAGATGTTTCTGCAGGCATAATAGCCATCAGAGTTGAATTTCGAATGCCGTGTAGTATCAAATCCTTCTGAAGTTTATCCCAAGGCATCCTTACCTTAGGTTTAATTAACTCATCTACTTCTTGTTTGTAAGTGTTTATAGGAACGATGCCTCTTGAATATTTAGTTTCTTCACTTCCAGGACAAGCACCTTTCTCCTTTGCTAATGTATTAGATGTTTTAATAAGATAATACGACCAGGCCTCAGCATACTCGTCAATAGTTTTTAAAGCCTTTTCATTATAACTTAAACCTCTCTTAGCTAGGAAATAGGCAAGGTTGATTATACCAACACCTAAAGGTCTTCGTTTATATGTACTTGCGCCTGCAGCCTTAACTGGATAGCTCTGATATGATAAAAGATTATCTAATGCTCTAACAGCTAAATCACAATATCTTTCGAACTCAGATGGATGATTAATTAAACCCCAATTGATAGCAGACAATGTACACAAAGAGATTTCACCCTCCACATCATCATTATGTTCTAATCCCTTAGAAGGTAAATCTATTTCCTGACATAAATTACTTTGATGGATTGGTGCTACGTCTTCCATAAAGGCTCCATGAGTATTAGCATGGTCTACATTCTGTAAATATATTCTACCGGTTTCTTTACGTTCTGTAATAAACATATTAAACACTTCTAAAGCGGGTAAAGTTTTCTTACGAATCTTCCTTGTCTTTTCATACTTCTCATATAATGATTTAAACTTATCTTGGTCTGTGAAGAATGCATCATACAATCCAGGTACATCATGCGGACTAAAGAATGTTATATCTCCACCTTCAAGTAGTCTCTCATACATAAGTTTATTGAATTGGAAACAATAGTCCATATCTCTAATACGATTTTCTTCAGTACCTTTATTATTCTTTAATACAATTAAGTCTTCAAATTCATAATGCCATATTGGGAAGTGAACAGTTGCTGCACCACCACGAACACCACCTTGTGAACATGACTTAACTGCACTCTTAAAATATTTAAGGAAAGGAATAAGACCTGTATGGACTACAGAGCCATCAGCAATGTGTGAACCTACAGCTCTAATCTTACCAGCATTAATACCTAGTCCTGCTTTCTTAGATATGTATTGAACAATAGAAGAAGCTGTTGCATTAATAGAATCTAATGAATCATTACTTTCTAATACAACGCAAGAAGAGAATTGTCTTGTTGGTGTACGTAAGCCCGCCATGATTGGCGTAGGTAATGAAATATAGAATTGAGAGATAGCATTATAATAAGCTTTAATGTAATACATACGTTGCTTTCTATAATCTGCAAATAGAGTCATAGCAATCATTATATAAAGCATTTGAGGTGTTTCGTATACAGTACCAGTAGCTCTATTCTGTACTAAGTACTTAGACCTCATTTGTTCCATACCAGCATAAGTAAAGTCTCGGTCTCTCTCATGCTTAATAATATTATCATTGATGTGGTCTAATTCATCATCAGTATATTTATTTACTATGTCATGGTCGTATACACCTTCCCATATATTCTTTTGAATAAGTTCTTTAATATGTAAAGGTTCGTATTGACCATACACATACTTACGCAACTTATAATTAATAAGTCTTGCAGCTACAAATTGATAATTGGGGGTTGATTCAGAAACTAGTTCTGCAGCACTTTTGATTAATAGGTCGTGGATGCTTTCAGTATCAAGTTCTTCATATATCTGAACGTTGGCTTTCATCTCAACTTCTGATATAGAGACTCCTATAACATCATCACATGCCCATTCTAGTATCCTGTGTATTTTTGTTAATGAGAATCTTTCCTTCGTGCCATCACGCTTGGTAATAAATATAGTCATTATGTCTCCGTCTTATAGTATATATTATACACTATTTTGATGCAAATGTCAACCCAAATTAGCGAATGTTACTGGGATTCCCTCACGTGTGTTATAAATTAATGTGTCACTGAACTTACCTATAGGACTAGTATTGTCTATATTAACGATAGAACCTATCTTATAATCTTCATCAATAGTGATACTCAGCATATAAGCTCCAGTCTGGAACTTACTTTCTTTAATTATATTCTCAGATTCATCTACTGAATAACCTAACTGGTCTAATACATCAAGTATAGATGTTTCAGACATACCAGTTTCTTCTCTTAATAGGAATAGCGCAGCTGCATATGATGCTAATTTAGATCGGCCGAATGGAACTTTCTCAAGTATTCGTTTAATATTAAAAACTAATCTATAGAATGTGGTGTAAGCATTCTTCTGGTCATTAGTGGTAAGGTCTTTTTGTTTAATAAGGTTCTTACCCTTTGCATCAATGATACCTTCATCATAGGCATCCGTATCTTTCCAGTCTGTCACTAGCGTCTTTAAAAACCTAAACGTATAGTACATGTCGGCTGCTCTGGATATACTCATGTCATTTTCCTTAATACTTCTATAATATTAGAATCTAATGGTGTTTCAATATATTCTTCTTCAGGAAGATAATTTAAATATACTAAAAACGTTTTTAATACAGGTCTTTGGTCCCGTTCAATATTGTGCATTGCCATCCTAGCGGTCTCCGCAGGGCCAAAGACATTCCCCAGAATTACAAGATGGTTAAGTATCAACCTTTCTTTTAATTCATCATCGCGATAATATCGATTTATTAATCTATTGATATAATTAAATCGTGCAAAATCACTTTTAAAGTCTTCTGTTGTAGACCATTTCCCAGCAAGGTAATGTTGGGAAGCATACAACTCAAAATTGTTTTGAGCCAATTCCATAATATTATTTAGGTTATTTTTTACCAGTTAAAAAATTCTTTAGTTCTTTTAATAGACTCTTTTTAGATTTCCTTCTGTCAAGCTCAATACCTTGAGTTCGACCAAACTCCTCTAAGTCCTCTTTTGAAGACCTGTTGGAATAGGAATGTTTCTCATCTACTTTTTTTTTAGAAATGGATTTCTTTCCGTTGAATTCATCTACTTCTTTCTTAGTAAATTTACCTTTAATTAAGAGAACTCCGTTCTCTTGATATAACCCTGTTGTCTTAGCGACTGCTTTAGCCCAAGGGCCTACTTTTTTATATTTCATTATTTTCTCCTAACGATGTCTGAAAGCCAGACATTTTTCATTTCATTATTAACTAATACCCCAATGCTATTGGGATATAACTTTTGTATAATAGCGGCTTCCCTAGTTTTAGTAATGACAACTTCATCACCTACACTAAACAAATCACCCTTTACATATACCTCTCTGATATAAGACTTTCTTTTAAGTACAACTTTTTGCTTATAATCAGATGATTCACTTAACCCCATACCGTCACGTACAGCAGTCATTAAATTCTTTGCATCTCTCCAATTCTTTGGTACACCTTTAGTGAATGATATTAAATCATTATCCTTTGCTGCAGCTCTCATTTTAGAAGCTGACATACCATCTGCACCATCAGAATCTGGATCCCTTTCTCCAGCGCTTATAACTTTTACGGATTCAAACTCATAGAAGCCATGCCTAGCCTTCTTGCCATGATACTTCTCAACTAGTTTTTCAAATTCTAATACTCTATCTGAACCAACAAATAATTCTAAATGTTTATATCCATCCTCGTATGCGATAACTAATGCATCGAAGATTGTTTTAACTTTCCTATCCATAAGAATATGTCTCGCATGCTTAGGAAACATCTTACGCATAAACTTTACTTTAGTTAAATAAGGTAATGGATTCTTATTCTTATCTATTGACTGTGTTGCATATACACGATGGACTCCAGTACCCTTAGACATAGATACATCTAAAAGCTTTTGGTGACCTATAGTTGGAGGATTAAATCTACCAAAATTAAGTGTGACCGTTTCTTTTGCAGCTTCTTCTAAATAATATTGTTTAAAACTTCGGTTCATCCTTTATCCCAACCTTTGATTACATTTTTACTAAAGTTATTATGACTAAATTCCATTCTATCTACTATCTTCATAGCTCCATTTGTGAGATGGTCAATAGCCACATAGCCTTCTGAGCCTGTAGTTTTAAATCCATCTTTAGTTCTTATGAATGTATTTATATCATCTAACTTGTCTAGGTGTGTTAGCAATAGTTTCTTAGCAGCTACAATTTCATTCTGCATATCGAACATTGTTATTAAATCTTTTTTATTGTTATCATTAAACCAAGCTAAGGCTTCTATCTTAGCAGCTTCCTTACGAGCTTTACCTTTATCTGATTTTAATTTTTCAATCTCTTTATCATATTTATTATGAATCCATTTGACGAGGTCTGCTGCGTGTCTCGACGTGTTGCCAATTTCACTTTGTGCTCTAACCTTCGAGTTGCGAAAGGTATTGATAAACGAATTAATATCTGTATTTGTAGATACGTCTTTAAGCGCTCCAGAAGCGATTTTTTGAAAGAGTTTTCCTGCGTTTGATATATGTGTGGTAATTTCATCTGTTTCTGTTTTAGTTAATGTTGCGTTAGGTGCTGACCGTAAGTCGGCGGTTCTTTGCCATACAGTGCGGGACGTTTTAAAATCTCCGCTACGAATACTAAATGAAGCTCGTAGTTTATCAAAAGACCTTCCTGTATATTTTGTGTGCCATACTACACCTAAATTAGACCTTTGAACTTCTTTAGCTTGGTCAAGTGGTATAGCATATACTATTGTGTTCGGGTGAAATGTAACAAATTTTTGTTTATCAATTGTTTCTGTTTTAAGGTCTTTCTTAGTAAACATAATATCACCTTGATATATACCTTTCGTAACGACCTTACTTAATTCAGTATAAGCTACCTTTAATTTAGTAGCCAAATCTCCAGAAGTGTCAGCGTCAATATCGCTATGAGACTTATATACTTTAGGGTTCTTATTGAAAATACCTTTCTTAGCAACAAAGAACGTTTTGTCTGTTGGGTCGATGCCTGCGAAGACTGCTGGCGCTCCGTCCCATTTAACCGTAACTTGTTTTGTTTCATTTGTAGTACCTCCTAACATATTACGAAGGTCGCGCAAAGCATTTATAGCTGCACGAGTACCATTAACACCACCATCAATAACCATATCCTCGATATGAATCATATGAGTGTTAACTGCTTCTGCTATATGTGTTTTAAATGATTTCATTAATTCCTGTTACCGATAAGTGCTTTGTTCTGAACTACTGCTCCACCTTTCTTTTTCTTCTTCATAGGCTTAACATCATACATACCATCATGGCTTTCTTTACCATCTGTCATATGACCAACCTTTCTTTTTAAGATAGACATAGCCATAGCCATCTTTACTTGCATCCATTGCGCACCATGCTTCTTACGAAACTCAGGTGTATCTAAATTACCTGCAATTTTTTCTAACTCGACTTTTAATTCTGGAGTTAGTGTGAAACTTTCTGCACCGAAAATTTCTAAATGTGTTCTAAAGCTTTTC